TTGATCTGCCCGGACGAATTGACGGTCACGAGGTAGAACTGCGGATTCACAGTTCCACCGCTGGTGAGGTCTGCCGCCGCCGGAAGCCCTACTGTGCGTAATGTCTGTTCGAATGCCATGTCTGTTGGTCTCCTTTCGCCCTACCGGGCAAGGCGAACGCCAGCCCGTTCGAGCGTGGCGATCAAGCCCTTCGCGTTGTGCTGCGCCACGAACGCGCCGTAAACCTCGGGATGCTCTTCGAGCATGAGGGCGTAGGCGCGCTCCTTGGTCAGCTTGGTGGTACCGCTTTCGGCGTAAAGATTCGGCGTCTCTTTGCCGCGATTTTGGCGGGCGTAGCTGGTTGCTTGGGCTTCGATTTCCTGAAGCGAACCAACCGCGCCCTGGTTCGGGTTGACGTGCGAAGTAATCATGCTCCTCTCGCTTTCCATCACGCGGGCGGCTGTCAGCTCTTCGCTGATTTCCGCCACGCTGAAGTATTGGCCCGTGGACTTCTTCTTGGTGAGGAACTCCGCGGCCTTGTCGGGACAACCGGCCATCTTGCACAGCGCGCCGATGGCTTCGATGTCGCCTTCCGGACGCATCCTGAGCGGCACGCCGGCCAAGGCAGCGACGCCGGCGAGCGGAGCCATGCCCTCCGGTTTCTTGGCATCGCTCTTTGCGCCCTCGCCGCAGGCGTGGCAGTACTCCGCGCCTTTGCGCAGCTCGGCACCGCAGGCGTGGCAGAACTTACCGGACGCCTCGCCTTCGGCCTTGGTGCCGCAGGCATGGCAGAACGTTGCGTCTGCGTGCAGCTTGGTTCCGCACGCGTGGCAGTACTTCGGTTCGGTGTTGGTCTTTTCGTCGCCGCCACCGTCGCCCGGCTTCTTACCCTCGGCGGCGATTGTGAGCGTTTCGTTGGGCATACTTGCTGTTACCTCCTTGGTTGTGGATCTTGCGGCAAACGCCGCCGTGGAACTCTGGACAGGCTCGCCGAGTAGTTGACGAAGCGCGTTCATGGCATCGCCCAGCGTTCCGACTTCGTCGGCCAGCAGCGGAACGGCATTCTCCGACCAGTACACGCCAGCCTGGGTCGCGATGATCTTTTCTGCGTCGGCCTTCCTGTTCCGCGCGACCGTTGCTACGAACTGGTCGTACTGCCGGTCAATCTCGGACTGGATGTCTTTCTCGGCCCGCTCCGACAGCGGTTCATGCGGGTTCCCATCGACCTTCTTGTCGCCTTTGAAGACGTAGGTGTACCTGAACCCCTGCTCGTCGTTGAACTTCGAATCCTCGGTATGCAGCACCACCACGCCGACGGACCCGACCGCCCCCATGCGCGTGACGAAGATCCTGTCGGCCGAGCTGGTCAGCGCGTATGCCGCAGAGAACGCGAAGTCGTCAGCGACCGCGTAGATCGGCTTCGCGCCCCGAAGCGAATAGATGTAGTCGGACAGCTCCAGGCATCCGGTGGTCTCGCCGCCCGGCGAATCCACCTGCAGGAGAATCGCCCGCACTCCGGCGTCGTTCACCGCGTCCTGAAGGTAGCCCCCGATCTGCGCGTAGGAGCTGCAACCACTCAACGCCGAAACCCAGGATTCCGCTTTCGTCAGCACGCCCTGGATCGGAATGATCGCCACGCCATCGATCACCTGGTAGCCGCTGTCGTCAGCCTGCTCCATGTACGCCGCGGCGAACGGTTCCGCGGGCTTCACGCCGGCCACCGGCATGATCCCCAGCCGTGGCCCCAGCGCCTGGACGATCACGTCCAGCTTGGGCGGGTGAATCATGAGCGGCGTGTTCACAAACCGCGATGCAACACGAGTCAGATCCCTCATGGCTTCACGTCCACCTCTCCCTTGCTCGCGTCCTGCTGGATCTCGGCTTCCGTCAATCCGGCGTTGCGCCCGGTCAGGACCTTCCGGCCATCGCTGTCGTAGGACAGCCCAAGCTTGTCGGCGCGCTTGTTGTCCGCTGCCTGCTCCGCATCCACGGCACCGGCGTCGCGCCCTTGTGCCGCCACCTCGGTGGAACGCGTGGATAGGCCGCTGCGGATGGCATCGTTGGAAGCCTTGATGTCCTTCTCGGGGTCCACCCACGGCCAGCCGGGCGTTACCCACTGCACTTCCTCGAATGGCTCGGGATCTTTGCTGTACGCGTTCAGTAGATCAATGCCGAACACCAGCGCCAGCATCGCCTCGCGCAGCCAGCGCTTATAAACCGGGTGGCAGACCTGGAAGATGAAGACCGAATGTTGATACTGCTCGCACTTGCGGCGGAACTCCAGCAGGCCGGCGCGGATCGAAGAGTAGTTGATCCCCGACAGGTCACCGCTGATCTGATACTCTGCGAGCCCGGCGCCACTCGAAAAGGCTTGCAGGCACGTCCGAATGAACGATTTGAAATCGCCGCTGTCCTTGGCCTCGGCAAACTGCACCTCTTCGCCGAAGTTCAGAACCTGGAACGTGCCAGGTTCGAGTTTGCTGATCTGTGTCCCCGGCTCCGTCTGGCTCGGTCCGTTCTGGTATTGGTCCGGAGGGATGATCGGATTGTCCGGGCTGGCCTGCGTGATGAACCCGGTGATCATCGCGGCGAGTTTCTTCCGGACGATCTCGGCGTCCGTGTATTGCTCCAGTTCGTAGAGCTTCGCGATAACCGATGTCAGCCACGGCTGCCCCCGAAACTGGCCCGCGCGAATCGGCTTATAGACGTGCAGCACGTCGGTGGCTGGCACGCGCTCTACCGACAGAGCATCCAGCGGGAAGAACATCGTTTCGCCCGGATGCGACTTCCAGAAGTGGTACGCCGCACGCCGTCCGTCGGTCTGAAACTCGATGCCACACCGGACGGAATTCTTGGGTGGCATCTGCTCGATAGCCGTGCGCCACAGCGGTAATTGTTCGGCCTCGATGAGTTGCAGTTGCAGCGGAACCGTGAGACCTTCCTTCGGCGAACGCGGCCGGAACCGGACGAAGCACTCGCCGGCCTCCATGACCTCGCGAGCAATCACCATCTGCTGCCCATAGAAATCCGTCTGGCCCGACGCGGGATTCCGCGGGTCGTACTCGACGTCGCACTCGCGTATCCAGCGATTCCACTTCCTGGTGATCAGGTCGCGGATCTTATCGTCCGGATGGTGCGGCACCAGGCGAATGCCGCGACCAATGGCATTGGCGACGTAAGAATCGACGGCCGCCGCCGCCCACGCGCTGTTTCGAACCGCGTCCCGGTTGCGCGCCTGCAACTCCAGGCCATGCGAAAACAGGAGCGTGTTGAGGCCGAGGGACGGCGGATTCCATCCCATTCCCCGACGCCCGCGACCGGCGGCATCGAACGGAAATGTCCCCATGGCGCGGGTACGTGGGACCCGTGGGATCGGCATCGGCTCGTGTCCGGCTTGGCGCGCGAGCGTCATCAACGTTTCAATTGGCACGGCGATTTAGTGGCCCCACCCGTTTGTCGTGTAGATGCGCACCTGGCGCACTTGCTGCGGCCCGGACTGCTGGGCGACGTCATTCAGGATCAGATTCCGGAGCTTGAGGTAATCGTCGACGGAATCGAACTCGAACTCGCGATCCTGAAACCGGACTCGCCTCGCGCCCTGCTTCCGCGCGGCGTCGAGGGCATCGAGATCGGACTGCGTGAATGCCATTAGAGATCCATCCTGAAACGCACGCGGTTGCGCGCGGTCTGCCCGCCATCCGTGCGCTGCTGTTGCGGCGGTTGTTTCACGTCCTGCACTGGAGGCGCGCCCACCCGGCGTTCGAGGTCCGTCCAGTGCTTCTCCTGGAAACGGTCGATGCCGACCCGTCCAGCCGCCGCGCGCGCATACACGCGACAGTCGAGCGCCTCATTGCGCTCGCGCATCTTCTGCCACTCGTGCCGGCGATAGCCTTTGACGATCTTCGTCACCAACTGTTCGGCGGTGATCTGCTTGAAGTACTCTTCGCTGTAGCGCGGGAAGTGGCAATATCCCGACGGGAAAGGAATCCCCTTCGCCACATCCTCATCGGTGGGCCGATCCTGTCGCAGCCACCGGTACAATTCTTCCTTGGCCATGCCGGAATTGACCGGCCACACCCGGACGCCGCGCTTCAGCTTCGCGCCCATCGGCCCGACTTCTACCGGAGACGCCGAACCAATGAGCGATGGAGTCCGCGAATCGCCTTTGATCACCAGCACGCGCCCGCCCTGCCGCCGCGCCCACTGGTACACCTCGATAGTGGCGAAGCCGGAATCCACTGCGAGTTGCATGATGGGCAACTCCAGACCAGATTCAGTTGTGAAGGATTCGTTCAGCAAGCCGGTGAGTTTCTCCCACACTGCCGCGCGAGAGGTGTCGCCTTCGAACACCCGATAATCGACGGACCACGATTCCTTTCCACGGCCCCAGGCGGCAATCTCGACCTCGATGCGGTCCTTCTGGACGTCCGCGCCCGCCGTGAGGAACAGACCGCCGCGTGGGACCAGTCCGACTTTATAGTCCTCACGCCGGTCGTAGAGCTTCTGCCACTCCGGCGCTTCTCCCAACAGCGTCCACGTCTCGCCCAGCACGGTGTTGACGAAGACCTGAAGCAGCGCCGGGTTTTTCTGCGCCTGCTCGAACTGCTTGGCGGCGTCGCCCCACGAGAACCAACCGACCGGACTGTACAGGCTGGAGATATGGAAGCCCGCCGTCCTACCGTCGCCTTTCGCGCCGGCCCGCCACTCGCCGCGCGCCAGCATGGAGTGCTTTTGGTGGTTGCGAATCTCCTGGCCGCAGTGCTCGCAGACGTAAACCGCACTCTGCGGATCGCCCTTTGGCCACCGCAGTTGCGCGAACTTCAGGATCTGGAACTCGCGGCACGTCGGACACGGCACCCAGTACTTCCGCTGGTCGCTCTCCTCATACGCCGACTCGATCCGGCTCATGCCGGTGATCTTCGGTGTCGATACCAGAAACACTTTGCGGCGCGCGAACGTCCGCGTGCGCGCCATCGCCAGCGTGATCGGGTCGCCCTCGCCCTCCACATCGCCGGGATAGGCGTCCACTTCGTCGAGGAACAGGTACCGCGCGGCCATCGACCGCAGGCCGACCGCACTGTTCGCGCCGGTCATCACCAGCACGCCACCCGGAAAATCCTTCGACAGAACTGTGTTGCCGGAATCGCGCGACCTCGGATCGCGGACGAGTTTCCGCAGGACCTCCGACTCTTCGATCAGCGGATCGATGCGCTGCTTCGAGTTACGCTTGGCCATCTCGACGGTCGGTTGCACCGACATCATCGGGCCGGGGGCCTGGTGGATGATGTATCCCATCCAGTTGTTGCCGCACTCCGTGCCGCCAATCTGCGCGCCCTTCATGAAGACCGTTCGCTCGATGGGCGACATGGGCGAAAGGCAGTCCATGATCTCGCGCAAGTAGGGTGTCCGCTCCGTGCGCCAGCGCCCGTGCTCTGCGGACGCTCGTTGCGAGAGCCAGCGATAGCGGTCGGCCCACTGCGAAATCGTGAGCAGCGGGTCCGGCCGCGCGCCAGCCGCCGCGGCTGCACCGTAGATCTCTTCAGCCGTTAGATTCGTCGGCAAAATCATTCAGGGCCTTCCGGATCTCATTCGTGAGGAGCGCGTGCACGGTGGTTTCTACGGTCTCGGCGGCAAGCATCGCCGCCAGACGGTCGGGGAGGTTGATCATCGCGTCGCGGAACTGCCGGAACTTATTGAAGGCGGCGACCTGGACCTCTTCGCCCGAGACAAGTTTCGCGATCCGTTCCTCGTAATCGATCTTGGCGAGGCGCGCCTGGTAGTGTTCGCGCACCGCCCGCGCCTTCGTATACTGCGACGCGCCAAAGACCTCCGCATCGTCTTCCGGTTGCTGGCCGCGCCGGTCCACGGGTGGTACTTGGGTTTGGGTGTTGCGCGCCCACTCGGCGTCGGCAATCTCGGAATCGATCTGGCCGTTGGGCAAGGTGTGGATGCGACCAGACGCGATTGCCTTCTGGACGGTGCTCGCCGAGACTCCGCGCTGTCGGGAGTACGCCCGCTGGCTCATTACTGGCATGTGTTTTTTCCCGAAATAAGCCCTTGCCTTCCGGGGCCACCGGAGTGATGAATCGTCATGCGCGGATCAACCGCCAAAAGGATAAACACCATGAAGAACGCAGAAGCTACCAACACCACCGAAACCGCCGCCGTTGCGGAACAGGGCGCGCAGGTCGCGCCGGAGAAGGCCGCCTCGAAGAAGGCTGCCAGCCAGAAGAAGGGCGCGCCCAAGGCCAGCAAGGGCGCGAAGAAAGCCGCCAAGCAAGCCAAGGCCGCGCCGAAGAAGCAGGCCAAGGAGAAGGTCGCCAGCAAGAAGGCCGCCAAAGTGAAAGAAGCCAAAGTGCCGCGCGAGTTCTCGAAAAAGAACATCATCCTGGACCTCCTGCGCCGCCCCAAGGGCGCGACGATGGCCGAGATCGCCAAGGCCACCGACTGGCAGAACCACAGCATCAGGGGCTTCATCAGCGGAAACCTCACCAAGAAAATGGGCCTCACGGTCGAGTCCACCAAGAGCGAAGCCGGCGAGCGGACATACCGCGTTGCTAAGTAGGCACGCTTGCCCTCCCAATCAGCCGCCTGGAAACGGGCGGCTTTTTTACGGGCACTGCGCGATTATTGCCTTGCCTTCCGGGTGCGCCGGAGTGATGAATCGTCATGCAAGGAGACGAACCAGATGGCACGAACCAAGAAGCAG